CCGGCGTAAAAGGCGGAACAGTAATCAGTTCCCCACCCGTTTTCAACAATATCAGCGTCGCTGATCTCGCCACCGTCAATGGTGCATTTCTGAATATGAACAACGTCGCCGGATGCGTATATGCGTCCACAGATGAACACTATCTCGTCATCATCGGCCACTGTCACAGGGAACACGTACCATGTTCGATCAGCAAGTTCTTCTTTAGTACAAGTGTCTGATACCGTCTCGTAATAGTCAAGCGTGCCATAACCAGTCCTGTCCAGAATATAGATTTCGATGTCGTCATCAAAGAAGGCCGTGATGAACAGCCAGGTGTCGTTGACCGCCCCCCAAATCGGAATAATGTCAGTGGCCCCGTCGTTGAGCGTGTGCCACGTCCACGTCTCGCCATTATCATCAGTGGTGGCAAACCATCCGCCATCAATTGTCCCGTCGCTGTATCCGCCAATGACAATGATTTCATCGTCGTCGCCCAGGACTTGGATAAAATCAACGTCAGCCACGGTCGGGGCCGGAGATTGAGTAAAGTCGTCCGGCGGGTCATCGGCGGGTGACACGTCGTTCCAACTGCCCCCATTGTTGGTTGACAGTTCGACTACCCCCTGCTTTACCCGCCAGCGATTGCCGGCAGTAGTCAGGTGGCCGTGGCTGTAGTCGTCCCCAAAGGTGACAATGGTTGAGTTGCCGACAACATCAAGGTCAGTTACCCACGATGACAGATTGCTTTCGCTCAGGCCGGAAACGGCCTTGACCGCAAAGTACACTCTCGGCGGAGAATTGGTATCGAAGTTCACAGTATGGGTGTAGCCGGTAGTTTTCGTAATCAGGGTGGCATTTGTCCCGACGTTGTCGGTGGCCCAATAGACCTCGTACTGAGTGGCCCCCACCGAACCAGACCAACGGATTGTCCATTGCCTGGTCGTGCAATCACCGTCAGCGGAAGCCAGGGGAGGATTGGGAATACCAGTTCCGCCACCGGCATAATCGCCTTGCGAAACCTGCGGGAGCAAATCGGTCAGCAGGAAACGCCCGGACTCGGAACGTTCATATAGTTGGCGCACCTTGCAGAACAAGCCAACTTTCAGCACATCCTTGTTGATGTGATTGGCGATAATAACGTTGGTGATAATTTTTCTGGCAGAGCCAGCCAGCCGCACGTGAACGTAATCGGGGAACACGGCGGCGATCACCCCGTCGTAGGGATGGTCTTTCGGCTTGCGGGTCATCTCGCCCAGGATTTCAGAAGGAGAACGGTTCATAGAATTACCTGCCTTCGCCCCGACACCCTCATCTCGTCCTTGCGCCCACTGAGGTCAAACGAAAATTCGGTGTCATCAATAATATAGGTGCCGTTGACATCCTGCCTGGTAGAGACAACTTCGCTGGCATCTTCCGGTTCTAGCCGGATGTCCGGCAGACTGGCCGCGGACAGTTGGTGAGCGGCCTCCATCGATTGCCGGGCCAGAGCCTTCGCTTCGACGTAGCACGCTTCGGTCGTCATGATGTCAGGATTTTCTACCAGCGAATAGTACCTGCCAGAAGCCAGGGCTGTTTCGTTGGTGTACGTGGCCCTGGTAAATGCACCCTGCACTTCAACGACTGACAGGAAATTACTGGCAGACTTTACCGTTGATGACACCAATGTATCGTCAAGGGCTGGCCCGGTATCGTGTTCGGAGAACCGGCTAATCAGCAAGTTACCATCGGGCCTGAACACGCCCTTGATATGGCGTTGCTTAACGGTCTTGTTAATAGCGTTCATCATCGTCTGGTTTGGGTCTAGCAATGAGTTCTCAGGGACTTCGTGCAGCTCAGGCAACCGCACGGCCTCGAATGAGGCATCCTGCCCGGTAGCAAACAAGCCCCAATAGAGGCCGAGTTCGGTGTCGTCCTCAAAGTGACCGACATAGTTTCCGTCGATGTAGACGATGTACTTTTCGTTCCTGACCGAAATCCGCACGCCATAAGAGTTACCGGGTTCGACGGCAAAGGGGATAGGGGAATAGTCTCGCCCGGCATTGACTTCGCTCCCCCCGGAGTAACGACGCTTGACCACGTAGGCATTGACCAGACTATCGCTGTCGGCGTAGGTCGCATTGGCGACTATCCCCAGGGAAACACAATTGTCGAACGGGTCGTCGTTGTCCGTGGCCCGCACGAACAGCCCGGCCTCACCCCCGTTATCGTCAATGTTGACGACGAAATCAATACAGGGGTTTTCCACCGGAGAAGCGTACCCGTTGTAGTAAGAGCCAGCGGTCACGCTGACCGGCCCGTCGTCGTCGATAACAGATCGGAACTCAGTCTGCGTAAACCCGTACCACGCATGTCGCTCGAATATTTCCTCAAGCGTCGGGTCGCGCAAGGCGTCGGCTGCTTTGGCATCCCAAAAGTGGACGGTGTTGTTCCAGTTTCGGATATGGTCTTTACCGGGATACAGCACATCCCATTGGATACCGGCGTGCCCGCGGCCCACAAGCCCGAACTTCCCGGCCCCGAAATGACCGGAATTATAGGAGAAGGCTTTGTACCATCGCTGCTTTGGATTTGTGCCGGTAGGATAGGCCCGGTAGAAGCAATGGATAGTGCCACCTAAGACCTGCAACCGCATGTCGATGGGTCGCCCTGATTGAATGCCGGCAGTATAAGCGTTGGAGGTCGGGGCATGATGCGCCACGGCCTTGTGTACCCAAGCCTCGTCAGCCTGCCAGTTCTCATTGCTCTCGTCAAAGTCAGACAGGTACAGGTAGAATCTACCGGCTCCCGAATTGCGGTCAACGGTAAAGCTGCCGTAATCCGGTCGGTCATGCACTAAAGTGTTCCAGTATCTACCGGCCTGGTCGCCAAGACTTGAGCCACGGCCAGGTTGGTCGCCAAGCCCAAAGAAGCTGTTGGCTTCCCAGGCGAAGACGTACTTCTTTCCGCCGCCATTACCGTCAAGCGGGTCATTGACAGACCGGCAGATCAGACCGGCCATACACGATTCCTGATAGACCTCATTCCAGACTGAGCCTTCGTGCGACCAGTCTATTTTCTGGATAAGCCCGTTGACGCGGGTCAGGGCCGTGGATACCACGTTGCCGTCGAGGGCGGTAAAGGTAGCATTGCCGTAATTGATATTGTCACCGAAGCGCACGGAAGATTGAACCATTCCGTCGATACGGGGTTCTAGTGTAATCCAGCTTATATCAGAGAAGAAGGTGCCGCGCTTTCTTGGTTGCTCTTCGGCAATGGCCCCAGGCCCGCCATACTCGCCCGGTGGCAAATCAATGTCGCCACCCCCGGTCATCGCCCACGGAGAGGCTTCCATCGCGTAAATGAGTTTGCCTTCAAGGTCTGGATATTGGCCGGAGAAGAAGATACCGGGCCAGTCCGCTTTGTTCAGGAGCCACCACCCATTCTGATAAGCTACCCCGTCGGGGATAGCCGGCGCATTGTCCACGGTTTCACTGTTGATTATTTTGGACGTGGCGGTAGCTCCAGGGTCAGTAGGCTCAATGACTGCCGAAGTCAGGGGGAACATATCGTCAATCACTTCGGATTTCGTCGCCATCAACGGGAACTCGGCCCTGAACGATAATGGGGTGCTGTTTGCCCGACTAGCCAGGGTGAACTGGTTGCTGGACATATCAATGAACCCGCGGGCTATTTGAACTACGTCGCCAGCCTTGCCGTAATAGATACGGACAAGGTTGCCTTCGGCAATCAGGGGTTCGTTAAAGTAGGCTTCCCCGTCACTAAGATTGATTGTACCTGACAGGCTCCACCGATTCGTCCGGGACAACTTGTAACTGCCGGCAGACAAATCGAGAAAAAGTTTTTGGGCTTCCGGGACATCGCACAGCAGAGCCGCCGGGTTCGATTGGCTAACCGCCGTGTACCCAATGGCGTACAGATACTTTAGCCCCGACTCTCCGGTTACGGCCACGATGGAAGCCGATGAGTAGTCGGGGGCAGTCCCTACGTGCCGGTATTGTGTCAGGTAACGCCCGTCGCCGGACACGACTGCGTAAACGGTTTCGGAGAAGCGGGGTAGGTGTTCGCTCCCGTAAATCTGTTCGGTGTCGGCTGGTTCTTCCATCCGTACCCAGGTCACGATGTTGCGGCCATCCACGGCGCTGCCCCGGCAAAAGCCGTCTACCCACAGTTGGTTATCTTCCTCAAAATCGGCATCGTCATTATCGAACACGCGCTCCCATAATCCACTCAGCCGGTGATACAGGAAGCCGGATATACTTTGCGTGTGAACGGTGTATGCCTTGCGGAACCAGAAGCGAAGGGAGACAGTGACCAGAACGGTATCGTCATCTACCTTGCTGACGGAAATCCCCCCATTGGGGCGAAAACCCCATTGCGCCTCGACGTCGGCAGAACCGGCGTCGCTGCGAGGCCCGTCCTTGAGGCAATGCGCGTCGGCGTGCGTGTGGAACATAAAGCCGGTATCTTGCTGCCACCCGCCGGAATTGTAAATCCTGATGATGTCAGCCCCGTAGACATCCTTATGCCAGGACGATAGCCCCGACTCGACAAGGTTATTCCTCAACACAAAGACTTCATTCACCTCGCATGAGGCTATCTGCATTGCATCGTCAGCCGAGAAAGCGGCCACCTGCCCTGTCCCGGTAAATGCTCCCGCCAAAGAAAAGTTCGTGTACCATAGCGACCCGTCAGTTTTGAAGGCGTACACCTGGAAATAAGTTCCCCCGAACGCACAAGCCACCGCCCCCCCGAATGACGCGCCGCTGTTGGCCGACCAATCGGGAGAGACGAACCCAGGGTAAACAGTCGCATCCCATAGAGTGTCCCATGTTTCAGGAGCATCCAGGTCATCGCCGGTGATAGCCGCAACCTGCAAATTCCCATTCGCCATAACCCGCGCCCTGAACAGGATAGTCCCGTCGGTAGATGTACAGGCATCATGGCCGTGAGCGTAAGTCGTAGCTCCGCCGGCAACCTTCTGATTCCAGTACGGGAAGAACTGCTCGACGGTAATGTAGGAATATGGGGTTCGCTTGAGCGAGTTCATTTCCGTTTCAAGGGTGGCCGGCAGAGTTATCATTTACCCTCTCCGCAATCAAGACAGATTGAGGTGGTGCGGCCGTTGCCGGTGCGGTTTATTCGGTGTTCGGTTTTTGTCCGGCAGGTGTGGCAGTACACCAGGTAAATACATGGGTACTGTGCTGCCGGAGTTTGTTCCAGTAGTTTTTGGCTTGCGTCTGATAGCTGCTGCTTGGTCATGATAAAATCTCCGTTAGTTTTACGTTTACATCAAACACGCCATTGCAATATCCGGCGATGTTTGCTGCTACATGTGGTATTCTTAAGAGCGGTCCATCAACCAAAACAGAATAGGTAATAGCACCATCGCCTGTCACTGTATACGAATCAGTTTCTTCATCGTAGGTGAGTGAGGTGTCGTAATCAGTAAAGTTGACGCCGAGCGTTGAAAACGCCGTCATTAAATCGCTCCATGTTCCCCACGTATTGTCGGGTGGAGTGTTGATGTACACCTTGAGTTTGAAATTCCACTCTTGCGGCGCAGCCCCAAAATCCTGTATAATGGTTTTGCGGGTCAGCCCCAAGGTATGAACCCTCAATCTATCGTAGGCTGGTTGATAACCTTCAGCGTACACTTTGTACTTTTTATTATTCAATAAGACATAATTGTTAGCAGTCATAAGCTTCCCCAGGGAAGAAAGGATTTAGCATAATGGATACCTTGAAACACATTACCCCGGAAGGGTACGATTTTTTAGGCAGTCTGTGTGGATGCATTTTAATGTTAAGTGCTATCATGGTAGGATTATTTGCTCCAAAGTCATGGAGACAAAAGGACTAATAAGCACTATTAAAATCCTCGACGTGGACAAAGCCTGCTTCACGCAGGCTGTCTCCGTCAATGACGATGCTCCCGCCAGTTGTTAGCGACGAAGCAATGGCAGTCAGTAGCACGACAACCATATCCATCTGAGCATCGTTACCGCCACTGCGAAGAACGAGCGCACCATTACTTGGCACAACGTATTCTTCCTGCCCGTACTCTGACAGCATTGCCAGAGTTGGGGTAGTAACCGACCCACCATTTGCGTGCAAGGCCGGCTTATCGATGTCACCAGCGTCAGCCGGCGCTCCTACACCTTCATACGGGCCTGTTTGCGGCGAACCCTGAGTTTGGTCTTGCCCGCCAGTGCCATCCATGATTTTCTTGAATTCTTCGGAGTATCGAGCAAGCTCGTCGGCAAGACCTATAGCGGCCTGGTGCATAGCTCCTAATTCAGGGACAGATTTGACTGCCTCGTCATACCCCCTCGCCATGTAAAAAGCGTATTTCTGAGAGGCGTCGGCGGTTTCACGTTGCCAGCCAAGAATGATTTCATCCTGCTCTGCTATTAGTCTCGCTCGTTCAAGAGCTTGCTCATCCCACCCGACCTTAATATCGTTAATCTCAACTTCGCGTGCATGTTTTGTTTCGATGTACTCTGTTTCTCTAGCGTAATAAGCGACTTGGTTATCGTTCTGCAGAGTCATGATGTCGAGTTGTTCTTGGATAAATTCACGTTGCTTTGCACGAGATTCGTCACCAAGTTCACTATTCTGCATCCAATATTCATAGCTGAGTCGCATTTGTTCTTCTTGGAGAACGCGCATTTCCTCGAAGCGTTCTTTAGCCAGGTCAAGGTCTTTAACATCCCAATTATATTTTACAGTCGCCCTGTCCTCGGCGGTACTCAAGTCCTGTCGTTGCCAGTTCTGCTGAACGTTCATCCGTTCCTGTTGGCGTTTGAGTTTTATTCGGTCACGCCCGGTTGAATAACGGATCGCTTCTTCCATGTCCTCTGCGGCCCAGCCAAATTGTGTCTCAGACCTGTAGCCCTGCTTCGCAAAATCTTGGAGTTGCCAATCGCGCTGTATCTCCATGCGCTGTTCCTGAATGGCAAAGTCCTCGCGCTGATATTTGCCTTGCAGGTCGAAGATTTTTTTCTGAATTTCATACTGGGCCTGATAGTTCTTTTTGCTTAGTTCAGCCTGTTTGTCAGCTTGATCTAATTGCCATTCCATTTGGGCTTTAGTGAGAGCAAATTGGCGTTGCCCCAGGTCGAAATCGTCTTGGCGTTTTTGCTGTCTTACATCCCAGAAATTGTTTTCAAGGTCAATGCTTTCTTTTTGCCATTGAAGTTGCTGTTCCAATTGCCCACCAGACCATGATGTTTGCACTCCACCACCAGGCATAGTTACACTTGTCTGAGTGCCGAGTTTCAGGGATACATCATATTGCCGGCGTTCATCTTCAATGTCTCTTAATTCTTGCTGGTATTTCGGAGCCCACGGTTGTTCCTGACTCATCGTAGCCATCCCACCAAGACCAGAGGCGTATGCGGCACTAGACCATGTGTATTGATTACTCATGGTGAGCTGCGCCATATAGTTCTGGGCAGCACTTGCGTTTGACTGCATTATGGAATCGTACTGCACGGCATACTGACCTATTTGGGAAACATCATTAAAACCGGCATGTTGCAGTTGGGGCGATGTAGCAGAAATTGCGCTGGTAATCTGTGGCAATTTGGTTACGTCTATATTGCTAAGGAACTCTATTGCTTCAAGACCTTTATTGCCGCCTGGGGCAAAGCCAAACATCTGAGGAGCCTGGGAAATATACGCATCGAATGCTTTTGATATCTGGTCGGCATCTAGTCCGGCTTCGGCAAAATTACCGGCAATCTTGACAAGCGTATCAGCGGAACCACGATAATTCGCATCGAGTTTCTCTTTTGTTATGGTACCGCCGGTTGCGATACCGAACGCTCCCTCAAGTTCACTTATCGCAGGAACGCCTAAGCGTGAGGAGCCATACTGGTCAACGAGTCTTTTGTCGTATCTCAGCCTGTCGTCTATGCCAGCATCGGATGTCTGTGCTTTTTCCTTTTGTCGTCGTTCTTCCGGGCCATCACCAAACAAAGCCCCAAGCCAGCCGTGTTCTTCAAAACGTGACCAGAAATCAGCTTGTTTTTCATCGCCATCCGCAAACCATTCTTCACTCTTTCCAGTTGACATCCCATAAGCATTTTGCAAACCACGCGTTAAACCAAGACCTAGTAATGCACCATATTGCCTGCCACGTCTACCCAAATCTGTTTCACCAATAGCTTTTGCGTACTGCCCATGCGCTACCATGTCTTCATCATTAATGAGGCCAAGTTCGTTTCCTACAAGTGCTGCCTTACCGTAAAGCACCGCAGTAGAAAGACTGGCTGTTTCCTCAGCTGACGCCCAGTCGTCTTTCTTGATTGCGTTGTAAATACTTCCCCCCAAAGAAATACCACCAGTAACTGCACCGGCTCCAGCAATAAGACCTCCAGCACTGAGAACGCCACTGCCCATTCCAGTTAACCCTTCGGAGGCAATTCCCTTTACTCCATTGGCCAATAAACCTGGAATCGCTTTTGTATTTACGCCAAGCATGTTTGCCCCAAGCAAACCGACAAGCCCATATTGAATAGCTTTTCCGCCACCACCAACAAGTCCTGGTAGCCATGCTCTGCTTTCCGGGTCCTGATTGTAGTAACGCGCCATCATCGCAGTAGGCGTGAGCCGATTTACAGCTTCGCCTATAGCAATTTCATAATTCGTTTTCGCCGCTATGTCTGCTTGATATGTTTTTACATCCTCGCCTACACTGGGTGCGCCGAGGGCGGAATTAGCCTGTGCTTCTATAAACTTGGATCTGAGATACATCTGCCGCTTGTCCTCAAGTGGCTGACCAATCATATAATTCAACTGCATCATATTCTGCATGTTGTAGAACAGGCTTTGCGAGTCAAACATTCTTGAAGGTGTAAACAACTGACTGGCAATACTTTTTGGTGCCTTTGAGTAGGAAGGCATACCGGCAGGCGTTTTGCCTATCGGCATTAATTCTGATACTTCCTGTTCCCTGGCCCCAAGTTCTTCAGATAGCGCGCTTACTGCCCTGCCAGAAACTTTCTTGTCCCTTTTGGCTATGGCCAGTTCGCTTCTCAGATTAGACAACCTTTTTGTTTCGGCATCACTCAGGGCAGCATCTTTCCCGCCCCTGGGGAAGTCGGCAGCAATTTCACCCCTGAGTCTGTCAACCCTGCTGCTGGCAGTAGAGAATACAGATGTCGCTTCTGACAATTGCGCCCGCAGAGATTTGTTGCTTTCCTTAAGGACATCGACGTGGTTGGTAACAGTTGGAGTAAGTTCCGCTATCCGGGAGCGAAGCGCCTTAAGTTCGTCGGTTAACGGCTGGATACTGCCCTCTATTTTTCTGGCACTTTTGTGGTCGCCAGAAGCCATAGCTTCGTCATGTTCTGTTCTCAGAGATAGATATTCAGATTTTTTGGTCTGATACTCTCCCTGCAATCCAATCAGTTCATTAAGGTCTTCGTCGCCAAACAGGGTAGAACTTTTTGTCCACGAATTCGCCCCAAGTGTCTTGGCGGCATGTTTACTACCGGCAGCTCTGAGGCCAGCCCGATACTTATTGGCCGCAATAGCATCTTTTCTTGCAGTTCCCAACACGCCGGTTTCGATGTCGTATTCAGTTGAGCCGGGTCCGTAATCAAGGTTGAGGCCGGCCATTTCGTGAATCCATGAACCTTTATTCAGTACCGGCAGACTCTCCAAAGCATTCCGGCCACGCCTTGCCAGCATTCTTTGACCTGGGTCTCTTAATGTTTCGTCATCATCGAGAATGGCTTGCCACTGCGCCCCCCACATTTTACCGGACTGGCTTATGTCTGACACGGCTTGTAACCACTCGTATGCACCTTTGCCTATTGAGGAACTCGACAACGGTAATCCATTGGCTACTGCGGCCCGAATGCGCCCTTCGTATTGCGCTTGTTTGTTAAGGGTAAGTTCTGCCTTGGCAACATCGGGCCGTCTTGCTCTGGCCTTGATGACATCCTCGAAGTTCTTGCGCCTGCGGCCATCACCGTCGTCACCACCACCGCCAGTAACATTACTGCCACCCCCGCCGCCTCCGCCGGCATCTCCACCGCCACCACTTGGCGGGGCAGGCGGCATAGCCGTGATTGAAGCAGACTCAACGCCAACCACGTTGCCATCAGCGTCGTACTGGATGGATGCACCATCAGCATAGCCATAAGTTCTTTGTTGTGCTTTTGCAGGTTTTGACGCATCGGCTCCGGCGTATTCCCAACCTTTGCCATCTGGTTTTCTTACCCAGGACGAACCTGTATTATCACGGGCGGGTGGGCCTTTTCTTGCGCCCGGCATTGCTTCACGGCCAGCGTCATCCTTGAACGGGTACATTCGTTGGTCGCCGCGATGACGTTCCTGAGCATCAATTCTGTTTTTGTTATCTTCTCTGGTTTTGGCTTTGCCGACGGCAACAACGGAATCCTTTTGAGCAGAGATGTGTTTGTAGAGGGCATCGACGGTTTCGCCGCTCATCCCCTTGTTAATAAAGTTTTGTTTGTCATACTTTTCTTTAGCAATGGTATTCGCCATTGCCCCGCCAATAACCAGTCTGCCCAAACTTGAATTGCGGGCAGCTTCGTCAGGGGAAACTATTGTGTCAAGGTCGCTAAATCTTAGTCCTTTCCCGTCGGTTCGGTGTTCGTCAATAATTCCCTGGATAGCATCTACTCTATCCTTGTCTGGGCTTATGGCCGTGGCGACTTCTCTGGAACTATAAACGTATTGAGATTGGCCATTGATATTGAAACTGTCACCAGCCATTTCCTCAACGGCTGCGTGCCATAGGGCCGGTAGAGTTGAGGCCGGGAGACTGTCGCCTTCGCCAGCGGCCCGCTTGTAATACCCGCCTGTCTCGAAGTTGAACGTGGTCAGGTCGAATATCTTTTGTGTCCCTGCGGTCATGTTGGCCGGGCGGGAAGTCAAGCTGTAAGACCGCTGCCCGATGGTATTCATTACGTCTTTCGCAAACGGTTGGGCAGTAGCCACGCCCTTACGGTTCAGGGTGTTGTAGTAGACGCCAATGTCTTCTTCCTTCTTGTTGGCCGCCGCAATTTCCTTATGTATTTCCTCCTTGGATAGCACGGTAGGATTGCGAACTTGGTCTAAGAACTTTCCGAAAACATCTGAGGGCGATTGCCATTTCTTGCTGATACTCATTTCGTCAAACAGATTGGCGGCACCACTGTCTATACCGGCCTGGGCCAGTTTCTTGATGTGGTCAACGCTCGAAACAACCTTCTTGGTTTTCGTGTCTACAAGCTGACCATTGACAATCTCGCCTTTGCCACTGGCAATGATTTTTACAAGGTCGCCGTCATAGTCGCCTTCTGACAACTGTTGCATGAAGATTGACGAATAGGCTCGGTTCTTGTTCATGCCAAGCTCAATGGCTTTGGCTTCTCCGATGTTGTACCCCTGTATTTCGGGGCCAAATTCCTTCCCCCCCGTCACAGGCTCGCGGATCATCGTGACCAGTTCGCCGGCTTCCCGGCCGGGAACATACACCTCATTGGCGTTCAGGGCAGTACTGCCATGAATAGCCCACCCGCTCATTTCGCCTTTGCCAAGATAGACAGCCGCCGCTTTCTTGGTGGTGTTGTCTCCTCTGGCTGTTTTTCCCAAAGCCGCCCGATAAGCATCGGCGTGCTTGTTGATACGTGCTTCATCTTTGCTGGGATAGGCGTGCTCTGCAATGACCTTTGATAGATGGTATTGCATGGCCCCCACTTCTTCGCCTTCAAGTTCTCCGCCGGCACTGAGCATTCGCATGTTTTTGCCACTCGGTATTGCGATGTCACCGGACGGAGTGGGGATAGCCAGCATCCCAGTGGACGCGGGAGAATCGTAATACTCATTCATGACTGCGTCGGCCATTTCCTGATGTGAAGCATTGCTACCGACCTTAATAGCAGCTCGGTCAATCATGCCCATCGCTCCTTCAGTAGTCAGCTCCCATATTTCTTCATGGGCAAACATGTCTGGAGCGGAGTTGATGTCAGCGGAGATAAGTTCCCGGTAAGCGTACTGCTTTTTCGTGGATTTCTTCTCAAGCTGGTTAGCCAGTTTCGGGTTATGCTGGTAAAGAAAGTCCATAGACCTTTCACTGACACTGAGTTCTTTAATGTCGTGGTGCCGGCTCAACTGGTGGCCAGCATCATCAACCAGAGCGGCGTGCTTGACAACAGCATCATAGCGCCCATCGTCGCGGAGAACAGGCTCGCCAACAAGCCGGTCACGGTTGAATGATTTGTCATTCAGGACATCGGCTGAGATTATTTCAGGGACGCGTATCTCTTTGACGAGATTTCTTTCTTCGGCAAATTTTCGGATAGCATCCGTGTACGTAACAATATCTTCACGGAAACTGCCATTTCTAAGCTGGGCTTCTGCAACAGAGATTTCGTGGGCAAACATTTCATGTTCTTGTTCATCGGCAGGAGTGAAGCCTTCCATGTTGGCTTTGATGACCGCAATGTCGCGAATATCCTGATCGCTTCGACCGGCCAGCCACTGGAAGATAGTACCTTCTTCAATCTTGGCGCTTTGCAGTATATCCAGATTGAGCGAATTGCCTTCGGCATCAGTGACGTTACTTAAGTCTCGCCCGGTGTAGATTACTTTTGAACCGCCTGACTTCCCTTCGATTGGCACTCTCGACGCTTCTGCCCTTTCATTAATAGAGAAGCGTCTGCCATTGCGAACAATGCCATCGACTGTTTCCTGAAAGTCCACTGCCCCGACAATGGAATAAGTTGATTCGCGGCCGGTATTCCGGGCGGTATGCTTGGCAGATAATCTGTACCCTTCCCCAGGGTCGAATTGGTGTCCAACTTCATAGAGTGCCGGGGCTTCTTTGTCAGCATCCCACGTGACATCTCTGGTGAAGGTATTGAGGTCAAGCATCCGGGGTTTGCCTCTGTTAGCCCCCTGAGCCATTGCCGGTTCGTGGTAGTATCCCTGTCCGGGAACGCCAACATCACCATCGAGTACGAAGGCGGTTTTCATAACCTGCATTCTCTCAGGTTTGGTAGAGTTGCGTCCGGCTTTCAGCCACGTGCGCCGCATCGGTGCCAGGCCGTCACCGTACATTGTAATCATCGGGTGGATGTAGTTTTCCTGAGTTCTCTTGACCGCTTTGGCGGGGTCATTGCTGGGGATGGTAACATTCCCCTGATGGTCAATATCGAAGTTCGGGGAAGAACCAAACACGATGTTTGCCGGTGTAGCAAACTGGTGTTCACTCTTACGGTGTACCAACGGGGTAGGCTGCCCCATGTAATCGCGCCGCCCATATTTGTCCGCCGGCACATCGTTAATGTTGACCTGTCTGGCCAATGCTTGGCGACGGTGTTCAGGGCTGCGCCCCCATTCCGCTTTGGAAATCGGGACCAGGTCGAGGTCGTACTTCTTGTTTGCAGTCTGGATTGCATTTTCGTGGGCCACATATCCGGCAATATCAAATTCGTTCTCGAAGTAGGACACAACCGAACTTGCTTTGGGTTGGTTATCGCTCGTTACGTCGATAGCTCCGGTACTAACAGCGTTCTTGATGATGTTATTAATGAGTGGTTCGGTCAGGCCGTAGCGGGACATATCCGCGTAGAATTTGTTTCTGTCCCAGCTACCACCTTGACCGGCAGGCGGCGCACTGGTTACGCGCCTGTTGCTGGTCATGGGCATGGCATTACCGAGAACCTGATTTGCAAATGCGGCAGGCCCGCCATAATGGAACGCTCCCACGCCGGCAGTTAATTCAACGTCAACGGCAGCGTTGTGTGCATCACTGGTGTCTACACCGAGCATACCTCTGGCTAATGTTCCCAACTTCATGTCGGGTGTGCCGGCAACTGCTGAAAAGTCTTTGTACTTCTCTCTGTAGTCCTTGCCGTGCGTCTGATTGATTTGGGCAAACAGGTCAAATGAACTCGCCCGGTCATGAATCGCCGGGGCAAATTTTTGCAGAAAGGCGTTATCGAACTTGGCGTTATTGAACCCAACCATAACCGGATTGGGACCGACAAACTGCGAGAACTCATCCATGACCGCGCCAACCCGCGGTGCATCTTTGACTACATCATCAGATATGCGAGTTATTGTGGTAATGTGTTCGGGAATAGGAGAACTCGGTCGAATATATCTGTCGAATGTGCTAATCTGTTCGCCGGCTTCATTATATTTGGCAGCGGATATCTGAATCGGTTCCGCATTCTTGTCAGTGTTAAGAAAGCCGGTAGTCTCGAAGTCGTAAACGATAAATTCACGCTGACTGGATGTAGGGCGGGGCGGCGTAACAACTACTTTGTTTGTCGCAGGATTTTTGGCTACCGGCGGGGCTGGCGGTTGTGGTGTGGTCGGCGGCGGCGTAAGCGGAGATACGCCTGACGGCGGGCTGACCAGTCCCGGAATGTTCAATTTGGTGAGTGGATTACTGCCGGTTGCCCCTTCAGTTTGTAGAGATTGGTAATCAAGATTGATTTGTTCAAGCACACGCCTTTGCGGGACTCTACCGGCACCCTTTGTCTGTTGTGACCTGAGTCGTTCTTGGTACCGATTATATACTTCATTGAAGCGACGTTTGTCGGCAGGGTCTTCCGGATTAAACCCGATTCTTCTGGCGGTTTTATTGCGTTCAGTGTTAGCCATTATTTCTTCTCATGAGCTTCCTTGAGACGTTTATTAACTTCTCGTATTTTTTCCTGGTCAGCATGGTAGGCGGCAAGCTCAGAGTCGATAATATCGAAACATGTCATCAGGATATGCGGTTGGTCTAATACCCCCCCCGCAAAGGGGAGGGCATTGTGGTTTTTACACGTATCCCACAGGGACAATTCCCACGGAATGGCAAGGGAATTTCTATCTTCCGGCTTTGTTCGCACATAGGTCTTGATATGTTCGCGGAACTGGTCAAGGCGACGTTTGAACAGGTAGTAAGTCGGAAGATCGCCTACTCCCCCCCGTCACCGTTATCTGCGGAGGGGCGAGGCCCCCAGGTGGGGTTGGCTTCGATACATTTGTTGTGAATGGCTTTGGCCAGAGCCGGGGGCAGTTCTCCCCATCGCTTCTGGAACTTTTCAAATGAACCGGCGATGTGGCGTGCGCCATTTATCTCAGAGAACTTGAAATAAGCTGTACCATCTTCGCCTTCGATGTCGCATTCGGTCATGGTCATGTACACTTCGTAGGATTTACGCTCCCCGACGGGTTTCAGTTGGAAACGGTCATGGGCGTAGTCGCTGTCGTCGGTGTAGCTGCGGGTAATCGGAACAGAGATGAACCCGTCCCGCTTTACATTATCGCCTTCGGTGGCCTGCCGGAATGCCACCACAACAGGAGTGTCGGTGTCGATTTCAGGGATACCATCTACTTCGGTGATGGTAAACTGTTTTTCAAGTTCGGCTACAGGTTTTACTTTGAACGCCATTACAAAATTCCTTTCAGGGTTTGAAATTACAGTGATTAGTTAATCACTACAATAACAAATTAGAAATCCAATGTAAAGAAAAAGCCCCCACCAGTTTTGGTGAGGGCTTTCAGGTAAGGCTATTTAGATTTAGTCTTCAGCGCAGATAGCGGAAGTACCGCCAATGGCGACAAAGTAGTAGGTGCCGGAGTCAACGTCAGGGACGGTGACGGTTTCGTAAATGGTGCCGATTGAACTGGTCGTACCAGTAGCCACGGTTTCGCTAACCGTCGCGGTAGTGCTGATACAATCGGACTGGGTCGTGTCAATGGCACTGGCAAAAGTAATGGTATAGGCTTCGCCAACCTTGAACCCAAATCCACTTACCGGCACTTCAGTGCCAACCGCCCCGCCGGTCGCGCTAACAATCAACGCCGGGTTGACGGTTACTTCGTAACTGGCAGAGTCGGTGCGGGCATCGTTGCGGGCAGTCAAGGTGTGAGTGCCTTGAACAAACTGAGAAACAATTTTAACCGTGCCGGTGAAAACGCCGCTGGCATTGGCTGCCCCGCGGGATAACCGGGTATTGTCAATCAGGATTTCAACAACTTCATCTTCTGTGAAGCCGCTGGCAACGATAGAATAACTTGTTCCCGGCAGAAGGGTGGTAGTGCCGGTCACGGTGGCCGAGGTCACTTCAAATTGAGCCTGAACTACATTTCCCTGGGGAAGAATAGCCAGCGCGCCCAACATCAGAACCAGAGCCAGAACAGAAACAACTGCTAATTTACGGTACATAATTAATGCTCCTTTTTAGATTGATTAGGTAGGTAACGAGTACCCAACATAGGTATTTTTCAGGGTTGCCTTCATGTAATCCTTGACGTTGGTGCTGTCGGCTTCAATCGCCACACCAGTGACTCCAAGGGTCAACATGTCGTCGCCGCTCAATTGAATGGCCTCAAACCGCCAGTCAATTTTCGGGGCTTCAAATTTCAAAGACCACGGCGCATCAACTGTGCCGGTATCAATATTGCACGGCGATTCTACTTCGAGTTCAAAGTCGGTGTAGTCAATGCAGGGTTTGAAATCAAGCTGGGCCGGATCGCCGCCGTTCACGATGAAGCGGTAGAGGTCGGGGTTCTGCCATTTGTAGGTCGCTTCAATGGTCATAGACCGCTGGCGAGTGGTGTAACTGTCAGGGAAGTAACTCCCGACAACCATTTCCTCTTGCGGGCTGGTCGTATTGTTATTGATGCTCACTACGGCATTGGTGATGGAGATGGGCAATCCGCCCGACGGTCCCCAATTAGGCAGGCGCAGGCCGGTACCTTTCATCGCAACGGGAACGCTGTCATAGTTCTCGGAACTGTTGCCGTTCCAACTCCAGCCACCGGGGTCTTCAAAGTGGAATTCCTGACCGAGAATGCCGAACTCGGCGGACATGGTCGAACCGGCGGCGATGCTGAACCGGGCCGAACTGATGATACAGTTCTCGCCGGATTCGCCCAGGTCGTCAGCGGAAGTCGAGCCGGGGATAATCCGGCGAAACCCAAAGTACGGAATGCTGACGCTGCCGGCCGGGTTCTGGCTGAACACGTGAGCGTTCCGGCCAGTCGTACCATCGACTGATGTTTCAGTGTATCCGAACAGGCCCAGCAGCAGCCAGCCGAATTGACCTTCCAGCCGGGGGGTCATTGTCAAGCCGCCGCCATAGAAGGCCATCGTCTTGTATGCCCCGGTAGGATTGTTCCCGCCATCGATTTCAGGCGGGGCCATTGCTTTAGCGATGTTGGGGCCAACCCCAACTCGTAATGCTTTGTGCCGATACCATATCGGTGTAGTCTGGTTGAGCGCACCATTGACCTGCGGCCCAAACCCGATAAGGCCGGCTTGTGAAGTTACAGACATAATATGTCCCCTTTCAAATTCAAATTATTGTTGGCTCAAGGGGTCTTTTCAGCGAGAACACGTTCGAGTCTGGAAATGAGTGACAGGCTTTCACTCGAAATGTTTCTCGCATATTTAACATTGAAATCCTTCAGGGTTTGCAACTTGATTGGCTGGCTCTCGATTGATGACAGGAGAGTTTTCCAATCTTTAATCCGGTTGCTTTCAAGGAAGAACACGCCGGATGCAGCCCGCAGAGCGTTGTACCCGCCATTGTTGGGGGCTACAAGTATCGAGCCGGCCAGCATAGCCGATAACGGCAAGGTCAGGTCGTTAACGCTGTCGCGTAACGATGTCAGCAGGATGACATCACATCGGGCCGCAAAGTCCTCGAAATCATCGGTAGTGACCTGTTCTTCGGCTTCACCCAGAGGTGAACCGTAAACCAGATACCGATACCCAAGTTTCTCGATAATCTTACGGCTGGATTGCGAAGCGTTGTTCAGTTCGTCATCAGGTTCGTGATTCATGATGCCAACAGTGAATTCGCCGTTATCAACATCCTTCCTTGGGGAAAACCCGAAGGGGGCGATAATTACCGGCTTGGACGGCTGTCTGTACATTTTCACGATAGATGCCTGGGCCTGAGTGTCACACACGATTGCGTCAGCATACGAGATGTATTCCCGCACCTGCTCGGTGTTCGGGTGATATATACGTGACGTGTTCGTGACATCAAGCGTAAGGTCGATGACAGAAGGAGTCGGCATATCTTCCGGGACATCCATCGGGTTAAAGGCCGGTTTCAGTTTGGTTTGATGGTAGAGCAAGCTTCTGATCTTTGATTTCATGAAATTTCCTGTTGGCTGCTATAGGTCAAAATATGTCTCGAACTGTAACCACATCTTGCCTTTGTATAGGGTTTTTTTGCCGGAGCCGCCCGGTCTGAGTTGTTTCTTTTTGACGGCATTATTAGACCTTACCAAATGATGACCGAAGTCATCCGCTTTTCTTAATCGTGCAAATTTACCGTTACGTACATCACCTTCCCTGATAATGGCATGATGAATACGCTTGAAGATGAGCTGAGCAGATTCGAGAGCTTCAATTTTGTCAGCATCAAGATTCTGGAAGAACAAGTTAAAATCAATTGTAAATCTGGTGTTATAGAACTGGCCGATACCTAATTCGGTATACTGCTTGCCGGGGTAGGCATTGTAGGCAGCACCGGGATTGGTCATTTCTTCATCGAGCCATTTGTCCGGATCAGAGGGGTCATTGGGGGCAATTGAACAACTAAGAGCCACTTTTGAAAACTCAGATGAGCGCGGTCTGATTTCGGTTAGACTTAATTTGGATTTGTCATCTCTCGGTAATCCGGAATGTTCTTCCTGAATTATATCGAGTATGGTTTGCATGAGTTCGGTTTCAAGAACTACCATGATACACCAGATTGCATGATATTGTTATCCCCAATTATCGATGATTAATTATCATCGATAATTGGGGGTTAGTTAGGTTCATCATCGTTATGAGCGTTGATGATGTCGTAAAATCTACGCTCATAGTAAGCGGCCACAACCAGAAACGGATTGTGCGTAGGATTGCCGGGTGCGTCAACCGGAGTAGCGTACATCCGGTATCTGGCATCCTCAATGGCTTCTTTCGCCATCGCTTGCATTCCCACGTAGTTAGCCAGTGCCTCGTGTGACCATCGAGGCGCATACACGATACTATTTTCGCCGGTGATGTCGGGATAGAAGGCGTAGTAGATAAACGCCCACGTATCAGATAATCCTGACAAATTCGCCAGAATAAGGGTGTCGTCAATGGTGTAGTAGCCGGTAACGCCTTCAATAGCATCGTCGAGAGAAATGCGGGGCATTTTTGTCCCGCACATCACGGCTTTGGGCTTGTAGTGATTTTCCGGTAAGGACACTACGAAGCCGTCCTGCCTTGAGTAAGCACGACTCCGAACATAGGGTTTGGTGGTGGCCAAACGCATTTGGGCATTGTTCCACCAAATCCTAAGTTCTTCGTCAGAGTATTCTTTAGGCTGAGTTGAGCCGCTTGGCACCTGATCACTAAGGGTAGCCAGCACCAGCGGCTCAACATCTTTCCATTTCAACATTACGGAGCAGTTCCGATACCAAAGGCCGGAGCAGCACCACTATGGAATACCACGTGGAACATCTCAGGCATAAAGGTTTGATATTTGAAGCGACCTTGCCAGATGAAGCGGTAAATAGCGTTCGCGTCATCAATCGGTTCTTTCGGGTACATCATGATAGGTTCGCCAACGCCGTTCACGACGCCAGGGCCACCGATGTAGATGGTAGCGTGGATGTCAACCGCTTTGGTAATCATTGAAAGTTGAGGGAATTCGTGGAACAGCGGTTTGTCGAAGGTGATGTTGTTCCCGTCAATTGCCACGATGCGCCGAATGCGCTGAGTGCCTTCCCGGTAATCTACGCCATCGATTACGCCGAAATCATCGGTCACGGTCTGGTGGATGGTCACGATGTCATTCACGGCGAAGCCGGAAGCGTCATCTACGGCAATCCAGTTACTTACGCCGCTTTGCTGACCGACGGTGTAAACACCATCAACCAGCACCGGGGAACCGCCATCGCCGGGGCCATATTCGGCCTGGGTGTAGGCTCGGTGGCCTGTCGCGGTGTCCCAATCGCCACAATTCCACAGCACGTTGCGCCGGCTGTTGATGAAGCGGGTATTATCCCACATGCCCATCTCGTAGCGCAGCAGCATCGACGGGTCAGCGTACAGATGCGATTCACGCCATTCGGTGTCGGACGCGCTCTTGACCACTTTCAAGGTCGAAGGCGTGGTCACACAGAACAGGGTGCCTTGAATTCCGTTGGGATTCGCGGCCATCGGTACATCTTCGTAGGCCAAACTTTCCCACACGTCACGGCCAAGACTGATGTCAAAAGTGTCAGTGGCCAGAATGCCGGTAAACTGCGGGTAACCGGTAGAGTGGCCGTGGCTGACAGTGCCACCGTTAATGGTGTGGAACCGTGGGCCTTCAAGGAAGGCGTTGCGGGCCAGCACATCCAAAGCAACGGTCACGCTCTCACCCAGAAGGGTACGGGCGATATTGATGAGGCCAATCTGACCGCGGAAGCGGTAAGCCTGAACCAGGTCATCGTAGCGATGTAAAGCGACTTTGTCAGCATGGTCTTGGAACACAATCTTTTTACTGAACGTATCAGTATAGTTACCGGAGTACCAGATTTGGCGGCGGGCAACGGGCGTGATGTTCGGCTCCATTGCGTACACGCCTTGCCAGGTCATTTCCTCGGCAATTGCGCCGGTTCCGGTACGCATAGCAATTTGGGTCGGGACGAGAGGCCGGTACACGCTCATTGTGCGGTATTTTTCCAGCAGGGCCATCTGCACGCTAATGTCGTGCAAACTCTCAACTTGCGACCACATGTTGTCGCTGTATGCGCCAGGGCCTTCGTTGGCGTTTAGCGGGTTCGCTAAGGTGAAAGGCTCGCTCAGCGAATGGTCAAGTCTGGTAGGATATGGATTTTCTGATCCGGTACCAGTCCCCGGATACGTATAAGTCACAGTCATAAATCTACTCCTGTTTAGGTTATTGGCTCAGGGTAGATTTATGGCTCAGGGTATTACATTACTTCAGGCTCTCTCAGACTACAGTGTTACGTTTGGTGCGCTGGACAATCATGTTCCCGATTAACAGACTGTTACTGCCGATAAGGGCAATCAGTTCGTTAATGTCGAGTTCAAGATATTTCGCTATTACCGCGATGAGTAAATTCAAGGCAACTCCGGCCAGCGTCAGTTTTACCCGTCCGCTGTCAATCAGTGATTCTTTTTCAGGAGCTTCCTCAAGGACATCTTGACGTTGTAGTGCCATTAGGCGGGTCCTCCTCCGTTCCCATTATTATTTGCTTGATAGATGTACTGCTGGAGAGCATTGCTTTCGCTCTCGAACCCAGGTCGGCCAATGATTTCCTGCAAGCGATAGCTTGCCTCTTTCACGTTCTTGGGGCCGGTTTGGGCCGGTTGTCCGCCAGTACCGGAAGCGGGAGTGCCGCCGGCGCGGAACATATTTATGCTGTTTTCGACCTGAGATTTCAGTCCATTCGCGAAACCGTTCAGAATTGTCTTTTGGGCTTCGGGGTCATCGACAATCTTAATCCCGTCAATCATCCCAATCAGGCCGTGATACTCAGGGGTATCTTTAATCGTTTTGTACAGGTTCAGTTGTTGTTCCGCGGCGGTAAGCTTGCCAGTGGTTTCACCGAACTGAGACTGCACTTGCTCGAATTGAGTTTTCCAGTTGACCAGTTCGCCATCTTTGGCTTGCAATGCTTTCTGCGCTTCATCATATTGCGCTTTAAGCTGCGCCATTTGCTCATTAAGCTGGGCATTGGCCGTGGTCACGTTTCGCTGAGACGATTCAAATTCACCAAACTTTGCTTCGTAACTCGAAACTTTGGCCTGGGCTTGCTCAAGCTGGCTGGTCAGGGACTCAACTTTCTTGGTGAGGGCGGTTGTGTCTACCGCCGGAACTTTTGGTTCGTTGTTTTCATCAGGCATAACTGTAGGCTCCATTTGGCTCAGGGGCGTTCAGTTATTCTTTGCTCCCGCTTGAAGTGCGCCCGCCTTTGGCTTGCGCTTGCGTGGTTTTATCTTTGCCGGCAGAGTCGGATTTCATCTTTAATTCGGCAGTTGCCTTGGCTTGTTCCATTGCTTTGTCAGCCTGCTTCTGCTGGTATTCTTCAATGCGGGCCATTTCTTCCTCGAGTTCATCAGACCCATCCAGACGACGCACCGCAGTTTCCGGCGAGATAATTCCGGCAGTTATGCGTTGCACGACTTCGTTAACCATTTCAGTCCGGTCATCCGGCAGCATCGGGGGCCAATCGACTTTGTGGGCCATAAGAATGGCTTCAATCATCTTGGCCGAAACCGCATCGACTCCCACGGACTCAACTCCGTTCAGATTACTGCTGAGTTGACGCTTGGTGCCGGTAATGACTGCGGCGATGTAGGACAGTTGTTTCAGCCCGGCAGACGTTGACCGGCGGTATCTCATGCCAGTGTTCATTGCAGGCCACATCATAAACTTTAGAGTAAGTGCGCTGCGGATGGAGGCATCAGTCCGGCCAAAAGCCACGTCCGGCATATTGATATGTTCCCTTGCCATTTTGACAAGGTCATTGACTACATAGTCAACCATCGACTGGTTGATTTCTGCGCCGGGCAATCGCCCGACCTCCGGCGAATCTGCGCCGTGTTGAGGCATTCCCAGGTTGATAAACTCTGACCGGGATACCTTGTCAAGACCAGCGTCGCCTTTGGGCCGGTTGCGTACCCACGGCTGCTGATGCATAGCATCGGCCAGCCCCTCGCCCAGGTGGGCCAGGTTATTGTTGATTTCGTCCTGCGGCCCAATCAGAGACGGCACCAGACTTTCACCAAAGAACTCTCCGGCCCGAATACGGGGGGAGTAGACGTAGGGGATAATCGTAGTGCCAAGAACCGGGTCCACAAACGGGTTAATGCCGGCCATTTCGCTTCCGTCAGGCCAACGGCCAATCCGGTCATCAATCTTGACGAAGTATTCCTGTTCGTCCCAATGCTCGTGAACAGTCACGTAATCGGGATCGCTGACTCCGTAATCGCTAACCGGCTGCCTTAGTTCGACTCTGTATCGGGCCTGAGCCGTTGGTTTCGGCATCTGGTGCATGACATCCATACTGACCAGTCGCTCGTAGTCGTCGCCATCCCATACCGGGAAGCACGCCCGCGGGTCAATGGTGAAGTATCGTACCGGCCATTTACGGCGGGTTGGTGTCCATGCCACTTTCCAGAAGTGACCGCCAAACACCTGACTGAATATGGACTGCTCTAATAAGAGATTGTCGCCGCCATTGATTGCCCAAAGTAAATTGAGCATGTTGGTGACGCTCTCTTTAGTAGACTTGTCAATGGCTGGGTTATCACTCAGGCCAAACTGGACTATCTTGTCGTCAGTGAACTGCCCCAAAAGGACAGCGGCATGGTTGATAACTGCGCTTCGTACAATGTTGAGCTTGACCGGGTACACTTCCTGATTCTTGGCATTCTTCTTGTTGAGAATGTACCCCTTGTAGTAAGCCCAATACTTGTTGTAGAAGCCATGTTGCTCGCTCCATTGCCCATTAGGATATTCTTCGGGGGCAAGAGTAAGCTTCCGGTCTGCGAAAACTGAGAGTGGTACGTATTCTTTTGATGTAGGAGATGTTAATATTCCAGCCATATTACCTGCACAATAACAAATATAAGATTCAATGTAAAGCGTTTTTTACTAATTCCTGGCAAAACCGCCGGTGTCCATCCTTGCATCACGTGCCGATGACAGTTCCGCCGGGTTTTCAGAGGCATTTTCGTCGGTGTAATCTTCCCACAGGTATCCCCGCAAATGCCAACTTGTCATCAGGATGACCGATACAATATCCTGTGACAGTTTGCCGGTGGCGGTATCCAAAGCGATGTCGTAGCTGACAAGCTGACTGCGTAAGCCCTGAATGAAGGGCCAGCGATACAAGCCCCGCTGCACCTGCTGGATGGCCGCAACCAGCATCCCCTTCTTCTGGCCTGAAAAGTCCAGCCCCGTCGCCCAAATGCCCATATCCAACAGGATTTGTTCATCCCACAGTTTTTGGGTGCCGGTGTTGTCGATTACAGCTTCGACGGGACGAAACACGTCCCAGGCGTATTTGTAGGCAACTTTGAACGGGTCATAAGAGCCATTGCCGAATACCCACTTGAAAAAGACAAGGCGGGCCGGATTTTTTGGGAAATCACTTATATCCCAAACCATAACCACCCCGGCATTCCGGTGGGGCGGGTTACCTTGCCCCGGATCGCCTACCAGCAAATAATGTTGCCCGTTTTCAGGGGGCCGTTCCCAATGAATACACCCTGACGATGAAATTTCCTCGACAACCCAACCGGGGGTTGGTACACTCTTTTCAAGCAGGTGATACTGCGCCCAGCGGTTCATTTCCCAATCTTCACATGCTGAAACAGAATCGGTGGAGAAGTGGGTCCCCACGCCTTCGGGTTTATCACCTTCCAGCATTTGCCCCCATTGGTCTTCGGGGATGATGAGCTTGTAGTTCTCGATATCTTCGTCAGAAAGGTTGTCGCTGGACTTGACCTGCATCGACAGGAAGTTCTTCTTGTCAGAGGTCATCCTGTCCATACGTTCCCATAGCCAGGGTGGAGCAAAGTCGTAGTTGGCGGTAATCACACTCATCCGGCGCAGTCGTTCCCGAAAGCCGCCTTGCGGCAGGGGAACATTACCGCGAGTACGAGTGACCATCATGGTCATTAACCACGTTGCGTCAAGGATAACGCCACCCTCATCAAGTGACATCCAATCGCCTTCCCACCCCTGAATACGCTCGGCGGAGTCTGCGGCACTCATAAAATGTATCTGGCTTTCGCCAATGTAGTCGTTCTTGAGAACAATGACGGGGTAAGGACGCTCGATAGCCTTGTAGATGAACTTCTCGAATGGTTTGTTAAAGGCTTCCCTGAGGATGGCCTCGTACATCAGCTTGGATTGCCAGCCGGTGGGGGCCAGGTTCATGACGCTGAACATCGGCGTTGTCGCGGCCCACGTGGCGATTGACAGGCCCACCCCCACTGTTTTACCGGAGCCGGTACCACCGACTACGGTAATCTGCCGTTGTTGGGCATGATGAAAGGCCCATTGCCACGGTCTGAATTCCCGCCCGCCGAAGTAGTACGATAAAAACCAATTAGCCCCAACTCCATCATTCGGATTTGAGGCTTTCTTGAACAGGGTTTTATCGCCGGATGTCAGCTTGTAAACACTATTCCTTTTTTGTGTCGCCATTTAGTGATTTCTTCCGGGAGTGGTGTACCAAATCATGTAGGAGTTAGCTGCCAGTAATAGTGTTCTTACGATGAGACTGCTAATGCCAATAGATAGGCTGACCG